ATTGGTAGTCTCTGCTCCCTCTAAAAAAAAGAAAACCAAAGTAAAACAAAATGGCAATCTCGATAGACGCAACAGTAGGAGGAGCATCAGCGAACAGTTACATAACACTGTCTGATGCAAACGCAATAGTAGAGGGTCTTGTTGCAGATGATGATGTAGCTGCATGGGATGGTTCTAGTACTGACAATAAAAATAGAGCTTTATATACTGCTGCGGTTAGAGTTGACCGAGAAAGATTTTTAGGCGCAAGAGTAACTAATACACAGGCATTACAATGGCCTAGACAGGGCGTAAGAAAACCAGATACCTACATTAATACATATTCGATTGGCTTTCCATTTAGAATATCAACAGATTATTTTGCAGAAACAGAGATACCGGAACAAGTACAAAAGGCACAAGTTATTCTTGCTGTTTACTTGAATAATAACCGCAATGGTTTAGGATTAGGTGGTCTTGAAGATTTCAAGAACGTAAAAATTGGTAACATAGATGTAACACCAAATTTTTATGGTTCTGTTGGTGCTGATAGAGTACCACCACTATTTGAACGGTACTTTACTGGTTTACGAATAAGTGGACCCGGCAACGTTGCAATCAAAAGGAGTTAACAATGAGCTATTACCCAGCCGCCAAAATCATTAATGATACTGCTGCACATACAGGTCGATTTGGCTGTATAAAAGCATTACAAGATTCAGTTATCAATACTTTGGTTGCTGAAAACATTACAGGCGATCTAACCTCTTTGCAGTTTAAATCTAATACTGCTATTGAAGGTGTAATAACCAGTGTCAAGCTTGATAGTGGTACTGTTATTGCTTATCTGATATGAGCCTTGCTAACGCATTAAAAAAAGCTGCATCAAAGTCTTTGGCAAAGTTAGGTGGAGATGTAACTATAAGAAGAGTTACCGCCGGTGCATACAATACAACCACAGGTGCTATTGCTGAGACGTTATCAGATACAACAATAAAGGGTGCGTTAAGTAATGTTTCAAAAAATCAGGTTAATGATCTTATTGAATCGCAAGATAAATTATTAACAATATCTGCTGGTGATATTACATTTATACCAACCACAAAAGATAGAGTTGTTATAAGTAGTGTTGAATTTAAAATTATTCAAGTTTTAATAAATGAGCAAAATAATACAGCCGTAAGCTTTGAGTTGGTCTTGAGGTAAATATGACAAGACAAATAAGATTAGACCAAATAGATGATCTAATGGCAGAGGCGGTACAAGAGTTGGTACAAAAAACAACATTGCGTTGGACAGAATTATCAAAAAAAGCTACACCTGTTGATACTGGTAATTTAAGAAATGGCTGGAAAACTAATATAAGAAAATTTAAAGGAACAATAATAAACAATGTTGAATATGCAGAACCAGTTATTTACGGAACACCATCTTCTTTACCAGAAAGTTGGCAGGGTAAATTTAGAACAAGACAACAGACCATAAAAGGGTTTCCAGAATTACAAGCCAAGCAGCTTGTAGTTGGTTATATTCCACAAGAACTAAAAAGAATAATAAGGAGAATGTAATGGCAGCAACGGATCTAAATACAGTTCGTGCAACTATAGAAGGAAGACTTGCAACAGAGTTAGCATCTAGCCCTGCCATACCTGTTGTATTTAACAATATGTCTTTTGATTCAACTACAGAAGATACTTTTGTTCAATGCCAAACAAGTTTTGGAACTGGTGGCTATTTAACCATGGGTGGTTCTGCAAATTCTGTTAATAGTGTTGTTGGCCTAATTGTTTTAAATATTTTTACAGAAGAAAATATTGGTGCAGGGTCAAACTTTGTTATTGGCAAAAGGCTTCGTGACCTTTACAATAACCTTACAGTTTCAAATGTAATTTTTGATTCGCCTATTGGTCCAGAAGTTTTAGCATCTAGTCCAGAAGGTAAGTTACAAACACAAATAAGAATTACCTTTGAAATATATGAGGAACTTTAAATGGAAATTACTGAAGAAATGCTTGATGTAATCGAAGCTGTAAAGGGTAGGCGTGACCCTGCTTATTGGGATAATCGTTGTAAAAGATATATGGAAAACCAAGAAAATTTAAAAAAAGATGTGAAAAAACCTAAAAAAGGTTAATATAAAATAAATACTTTCTTTTGTTATGGCTATCAAGGGTGATGTTGGCAAAATTATGTTTGAAAACGCTGGTGGTACGGAAGCTGACGTTGGACAAACAAGGTCTTGGTCTTTATCTATTACTAAAGACACCATGGAGACAACTAAACAAGGCGATACTTTTAAAACAAATATCGGTGGTTTAATATCTGGTGAAGGTTCAGCAGAACTACTTTACAACCCAAGTGAAACAGGTGCTGGGTATACAACATTTATTGATGATGTTTTAACCACAGGCGACAATGCTGACGCATTATTTGAATTATTCCCTGATTCAGCAACTTCAGCAAAGAAAATTAGTTTTGCTGGTATTATTACTTCTGCTGAATATGGCGCAACCCTTGGTGAAGTGCAGATTATAAACATCAGTTTTCAAACAAGTGGTACCATAACTTCAGCTATATAGTAAATTAGGTTAATACTTAATATATTTTATGACACCAAAAAGAACGATTGATCTGTTGACTTCATCATATGGTGATGAAATGTCAACAAGAAGAAAGTATGAATTTAAAAACGCCCAAGGCGAAAAAATTGTAGATTTATATTTCAAACCTTTAACAAGATACGATAGACAGAAAGCACAAAGTGCAACTGGTACAGATGAAGCCCTTGTTATATCAACACAATTACTTTGCCAAATGGCAGAACTTGAAGATGGTACAAAAGCTTTTAGTGTTGCTGACGCACCTAATCTACAAAGGGAACTACCAGAAAATGTATTAAATGAAATAGAGTTATTTTTATTTAATATAAACCTTGATACAGATACAGCAAAAAAAGATTAAAGCGAGATAACTGGTTAAACTTTGAGTTTTTTCTCGCAACAGAATTAGGTAAAACAATAAAAGAATTAAGACAATTAATAACACAAGAAGAGTTGGTGTATTGGGCTGCCTATTACGAAAATAAAAGTGAACATGAAAAAAGAATGCATGAAAGAGCAAAAAACAGGTAATATAGAATTAATTGATTTTTGTTTACTTAAGTGGCCGAAAGTATAGTTACCTTAAGAGTTGAAGCAAGAAATGCAATATCTTCTTTAAATAAAACTTCTGCAGCTACAAAAACTTTATCAAACCGGGCAAAAGGTGCATCTGCTTCATTGGCTACAGCTTCCACTGCAGCAAAAGGGTTAGGAGCATCTTTGGCTGCATCACTTGGTCCATTAATTTCTGTGGGTGCTGCTGTTGCAACTGTAAGTAATGCAATAGCAACATTTTCTGCAAGAGAAAGAGATATAACAATACTTAGACAAGGTCTAGAAAATTTAGGTGCTGGAACCCTAGCCCTAAATGAATTACAAGAAGCAGCAGACAGATTAGGTAACCAAACTTTATTTAACCAAGAAGAATTTACAAGAGGATTTAACTTACTAACAAGTTTTAGAAATATAGGTGTTGATTCATACTCAAGAGTTGCACAAGCTGCGGCAGATATTGCGCAAGTTAACCAAGTAGATGTAAGTACATCATTTATGCAATTAGCAAAAGCTTTGCAAGACCCTGAAAGAAATTTATCAAACTTAAATCGCTCTGGTATTGCTTTTACTAAAACGCAAACAGATGTAATTAAAGAGTTGATGAAAACAAATAAAACTGCTGAAGCACATGCAATGATTTTAAGTATTGTTGAGGAAAGCTATAACGGTCTTGCACAAGCTGCTTCAGAGGGGTTTGCTGGTAGTGTTGACTCGTTAGGCGAGGCATTTAGGGATTTTTCAGAGACGTTAGGAAAAACATTAGAACCAGCGTTAATTGCAGCAACTAAAGGTTTAACAGCCCTAATAAAAGCTGCTAATGATCTTTTCACTTCGCCTCTTGGAAAAACTGTTGGTGTTTTTACAACACTTGCTATCGCTGCAAAAGGTGTTGCTATAGCATTACCACTTGTTAGTGCTGGTTTGATGAAAGTAGCGGCTGCTGGTGGTGTTGCTACTATTGCCCTTAATGCCATACCATTCGTTGCTATAGCTACAGGTGTAGGCCTTTTAACAACAGCATTTTTTAAATTAAATGGAGAAAAAAAGAAATTTAATGATTTAGTCAATGCAGGTGCAGAAGATGAAGTTTCAGCAGCAATTGAAAAACAAGCTGAAGCAGTTAGAAAAGTAGAGGAACAATTAGAAAAAGCTGGTAAAAGAGGTAAAAGTCGTTTATTTACAAAACTAGAAGAGGAAAAAGCTGAGTTAAGGTTATTAGAAGGCAGATTGAAAACTATTGAATCTGATAAATTAATTGAAGAATCAGCGAACAAAATTGTAGAGCTTAAAAAAACAGAGATTGCATTACAAGAAGATCAAACAAAAAGTTTTAAAGATTTTTTAAAAAAACAAGAAAGGCAAAAAGAATTACTTGAAGCAACAATAAATGGTAATAAAGAAGAGGTAGAACTACAACATGCAATAAATGCTGCTGTGGAAAAACATGGTGAACAAAACAGACAAAAAATAACAGATATTTTAACAGCAAATGCAGGTTTAAAAGAACAAGTAGGCAAAGTTAAAGAGGTCGGACAAGCAGCAGAAAGTCTAGAGGATAAATTCAAACAAATTGGTGAAACTGTCAGAAATGACTTAGTTAATAATCTTACAGATGCTATAACAGGCGCACAATCTTTTGGTGATGCTATGAAGAATGTTTTAGGTAACTTGAAAAAAAGGCTTATAAATCTTGCTTTAGATAGAGCCATAAGTGGTATTGGTGGTGCATTGATGGGTGGTAAAAAAGGTGGTGGTGGAATCTTTGGTAGTTTCTTAGGTGGTTTGTTTGGTAAAAGAGCAAGAGGTGGTCCTGTATCTGCTGGTGGTGCTTTTGTTGTTGGTGAGAAAGGACCTGAAATTTTGCAGATGGGTTCTAAAGGTGGAAATATAATTCCTAATAATGCGCTGGGTGGTGATTCTGTTGTAAATAATATTTCAATAAGTGTTGACGCATCAGGTAGTGCTGTAAGTGGATCATCTACAGAAGGTAATCAATTAGGACAACAGATAGCGGCAGCGATACAATTAGAACTAATAAAACAAAAACGTGCTGGAGGATTATTAGCATAATGGCTACTTTCCCAAGTATCACTCCACAATTTTCAACACAAGAATCTGTTGTACAAGATAGTCTGCGAATTAAATTAGGTGATGGGTATGAACAAAGAATTGTCCGTGGACTACCAGCAAATAAAAGATTAATTACATTGAATTTAACTTTTAATGTTACGACAGCAGATGCAACTACTATTGATACTTTTTTAGATGCAAGATTTGACGATCAGGCAAACTTTGATTTTACACCGCCACATCACTCTTCAGCATTAAAATTTATATGTACTGCAAGAAGAAGAACAGCAGTATTAAATAATAGAGTTACTATGAATTTAACTTTTGAAGAAGTAGCAGAACCTTAATGGCAATACCAGTTTCTGAATTACAAAAATTAAACCCTAGTGCAAGGATTGAACTTTTTGTTATGGAATTAGTAGAGGGTTTGCATTATGCCACAGGCAATCCATCAAATGTTCCTACAGTTTATAGATTTCATGCTGGTTCAAATATGAACACTAATGCAGAGATAATTTGGCAAGGCAATTCATATCAAAGAATCCCTGTATCATTTGAAGGTGCTGAATTTACTGGTAAAGGCCAAGTACCTAGACCAGTTTTAAGTGTTGCAAATTTAGGTGGTATCAGCAGAAGTGGGTCAGTTATTACTGTTACTGATTTAATGATAATTGTAAATTTAACAACACCTCATAACGATTTAGTAGATGCAAAAATAACACGCATTACAACCCTTGCTAGTGAGCTTGATGCTGCTAATTTTCCCGGCAACAATAATCCATTTGGTACACCGTCATCTAATGAATTACCGCAAGAAATATTTTTTATTGATAGAAAAACAAACGAATCTAGAGAAGTTGTACAGTTTGAGCTTGTAGGTGCATTAGATCAGGCAAACAAAAAATTACCCAAGAGACAAGTGACAAGAAATGAATTTGCAGGGGTAGGCACATTTATAAATACATAATGGATTATTGTTGGAAACAAGACGCAATTAAACACGCACAGCAATGTGACCCAGAGGAATCATGCGGAGTTATTGGTATAAAAAACAATCAAGAAAAGTATTACCCTTGTAAAAATATATCCAATGAACATAAGGTTGAGTCTTTCGTTATTGACCCTATAGATTATGCTGAAGTTGAAGATTCAGTAGATAAAATTGTTGGTATTGTTCATAGTCACCCTCAAGACATTTTAGAGTTTTCTGAATCTGATAAATATAGCTGTAAATCAATAGATTTAATTTTTTATCTTGTTTCGCCAAAATCAGATAAAATAGCAGTAATGAAACCTGATGAAATAGATGCTTAAAAAAATCAAAGTTTACGGCACCTTAAGAAAATTTCTTGGTCAGGCTGAATTTGAGGTTGACCTTAATACACCTAGAGAAGCAATTAGTTTTTTAGCGTGTAATTTTGAAGGCATTAAGGAACACATGGCAGAACAGTTTTATACAATCCAAGTTGGAGAAAGAAAAATAACAGAAGATTTACTTAATTTTCAAACACAAGATGACATAAAAATAATACCTATAGTTCATGGTAATTTCTTTCCACTTTTGCTAGGTGGTGTATTAACTGCATTAGGTAGTGGCTCAACTATTTTGGGTCTAACATTAGGTTCTATGGTTGCACCATTAGCACTTTCTATAGGAACATCAATGCTTATTGATGGTGTAACCTCTATGCTTTCACCACCACAAAATAATTTATCACCAAGTGGACAAGATAGTTTAGACCCAGCAGCTTTGGCAAGTAACTACTCGTTTACAGGACTAACAAATATTAGTCGTGCAGGGGTTCCAGTAAATTTAGTATATGGAGAAATTTTAGTAGGTTCTATTGTTGTTTCAAATGGTGTTGATACTGTACAGGTAGAGGGTAACAATTAATGGCTATACAAGAATTTGATCAGACTACGGTATTCAACAACCCTGATCTGCCTAGTGGTGCATTATCTTCAAAGCAATTTAATACTATTGTTGAATTGCTAGGTGAAGGCGAAATAGAAGGGTCTGCAACTGCATCAAAAGCAGGTATAACAGATAAAACTTCAACTGCTTATTTTAATGCTTTCAAAAAGGATATATTTTTAAATGGAACACAAGTTTTACAAGAAGCTGCTAGTAATACAGCACCACAAGATAGTGATTTTAATTTTAAAGATTTAGGTTTTGATTTTAGATTAGGAACAGCAAATCAAACATTTATTGAGGGTATTTCAAATATTGAAACGGAAACTGTTATTGGTACAACTGTTACCACCTCTACCCCCGTGACACATACTGTTAGTCAATCAAATATAAATGCTGTCAGAGTAACTTTAAGATTTCCTTCAATGCAAAAGTTTGAAGATAATGGAGATATAAATGGAGTATCAGTAAATTTATTAATAAAAACTATTGAAAATGATGGAACAACCACCACAGTAATTAATGATACTGTTGAGGGAAGATCAACAAACGCATATTTTAGAGATTATCTTATAAAATTTAGCTCAACAACTTCTTTTCCTGTTGCAGTTAGAGTTGAAAGGGTAACGGCAGATAGTTCAGATACAAAACTTGTTAATGCTTTTCAATTTAACCAAGCAACCAATATTATTTTTGAACAAAATGCTTATCCAAACACTGCACATGTTGCACTAAGATTCAATGCTGAACAGTTCCCAAGAATACCGAAAAGAGTTTATAGAATAAGAGGTCGTAAAATAAAAATACCACATAATGCAACAGTTGATTTACAGACAGGTGCAATTTCATATGCTGGTACTTTTAATGGAACATTCAAAACAGATAAAGAGTGGACAACTGACCCAGCTTGGATTCTTTATGACTTGCTTATAGATACAAGGGCTGGTTGTGGTATACCAGAATCAAACCTTGATAAATTTAGTTTTAAAACAGTAAGTGAATACTGTGGAGCTTCAGTTGATGCTGGTAATGGTGATGGGTCTACTGAGCCAAGATTTAGTTGCAACGTAAATATAACGCAGCAACAAGAGGCATATACCTTGATAAATTCTCTTTGTTCTGTAATGCGTGTAATGCCTTTCTATTCTGCTGGTGGTATTGCGATATCTCAAGACGCACCAAAAAATGCAAGTTATATTTTTACAAATGCAAACGTAACTGAAGCTGGTTTTTTATATGCTGGATCAAGTTTAAAAACAAGACATACAGTAATAAATGTCAGTTATTTTGATATGGTTACTCAAGAAGTTGATATTGAAACAGTTGAGGCTGATGCAGCAACACAAACAAAATATGGTGTTGTTGTTAAAAATATAAAAGCTTTTGCCACAACTAGCCGAAATCAGGCAAGAAGATTAGGTAGATGGTTCTTATATAATGAGCAAAATTCTGGTGAGACTTGTTCTTTTACAACAACTATGGCTGCTGGTGTATTAGTACGGTGCGGTGATGTAATAGAAATATCTGACAGACTAAAAGCTGGTGTAAGGCGTGGAGGGCTTTTAAAAAGCGTTACCAACACAACAACAGTAGTTCTAGATGATTCAGCCAATACAGATATTCCAAGTCTTGGAGCAAGTCCAACTATTTCTGTGATTTTGCCTGATGGGAGTTTAGAGCAAAAAACAATCAGTAATATTTCTGGGACAACAATAACTGTATCTTCAGCTTTTAGTGCTGCACCAAATCAACACGCACCATTTATTTTAGAAACATCAGCACTTCAAACAACTACATGGAGAGTTGTAAGCGTAAAAGAAAATGAGGATAGAACTTTTGCAATTACAGCTTTATCTCACGATTCTGGTAAATATGCTTTTGTTGAAGATGGCACAGCTTTACCTACACGAACTATAACAACGCTTACTGAAGTAAAAGGTCCGCCAGAGGGATTATCAGCATCAGAAAAAATAGTTGTAATTAATGGAACTGCTGTTCCAAAAATTATTCTTGATTGGCAACCACAAGCTGGTATATCAAAATATCAAGTTCAGTACAGAGCTAATAATGGTGATTTTAAAACTATAGAAAGCCCATCAAGTAATGCTGAAATATTTAACACTGATGTTGGTACTTATGAATTTAGGGTTTTCAGTTTTAATGCTTTAGGTCAACCTTCAAGAACCCCTGCGGAGTTGACATTTGAAGCCGTAGGTAAAACAGCACCACCAGCGAACATCACAGGTCTTACATATGAACCTTTAACAGATAAACTCGCAAGGTTAAGATGGAACCCACCAACAGAAGCAGATGTTATTGCAGGGGGAAAAATTTTCATAAGGCACACACCAGACACCACAGGAAATGGTACTTTTTCAAATGCCACTGACTTAGTTACTGCGGTTGCTGGAAATACAAGTTCTGTTGAAATACCAATTTTGGCTGGTGAAGTAATATTAAGATCACAAGATGATGGTGGTCGTTTTAGTACAGGAGAAACATCTGTAATTATCGACCCACCTGACCCACTACCAGCTTTAATTGCACAGACAAGAAGAGAGGATAACGACAACCCAAAATTTCAAGGAACTAAAGTAAATACAGCTTTTGACAGTGTTTCTAATTCTTTGACTTTAGCTGGTGTAGGTTTATTTGATACTATTACAGATTTTGACAATGAAACAAGTATTGATTTTGTTGGAGGTGTTGCTCCCTCTGGAACTTATGAATTTGGTGGTAGTGCAGGAGGTACTTTCTTAGATTTAGGAGGTGTTTTTGCTTTAGACCTAAAAAGGCACATGAAATCTCAAGCTATATTTCCAAATGACTTATTAGACAGCAGAGGTTTAATTGACAGTTTGCAAGATTTTGATGGTACAGATAGCGTAGATGTAAATGCAATTTTAGAAGTAAATGTAACACAAGATGACCCTAGTTCTGGTTCTGCAACTTATGCTGGATTTCAAACTTTTGCTAATGGAACATATAAAGGTCGAGGATTTAAGTTTAGAACAACTTTAACTTCAAATGATTCAGCCCAAACAATACAAGTCACAGAATTAGGATATACAGCAACTCTACAAAGAAGAACAGAATCAGGTACACAGACATCAAGTGGTTTGACTACAGTTACTTTTGATTCTCCTTTCTTTGTTGGTACAAGTTCTTTACTAGGTGCAAATAGTCAGCTACCCTCTATAGGTATCACAGCAAATGATCTACAGGCTGGTGATTTTTTCAACTTATCAGACATCACCGCTTCATCATTCAAAGTACAATTCAAAAACAGTTCTGGTGCTTCAGTAAATAGAAATTTTAATTTTACTGCTGTAGGGTTTGGTAAAGGTGGATAAAACATATATACTGTAAACAAATACATTTTTTTAGATGGCAAGAGTTGATAATACTGGTGGTTCTGGTTTTACCGTTGATAACGGAACTGGTCTTGTCGTTCGTACAAAATTAAATCAGATAATTGCTGCACTTAGTACTTTAAACCAAGGTTCTGGTGACCCTTCAATAGGTGTAGCAGCATATGTACCACATATTGATGGCAATACTTTAAAAATAAGAAATGCTGCTAATAATGCTTTTGTTACTTTGGGTGATGTAAGTCAAACAAACTTTGGTCATGCCTCTTTATCCTCAGAAAATACATTTACAGCAAGAGCAACTTTTAATATTACATCTTCGATAACTTTACCCTCTGGAACAACGGCTCAGAGAGACGGCAGCCCAGCAGTAGGTATGATACGTCATAACAGCCAAACAAACCAGTTTGAAGGTTATAACAATGGTGCTTGGGGTTCATTAAGTGGTGCCAGTGGTATATCAAACGTGGTTGATGATACATCACCCCAACTTGGTGGTAATTTAGATGTACAAGCAAATGAAATAAATACATCTACAACTAACGGAAATATAAAGGTTACACCTAATGGCACAGGATTATTTGAAATAAAAGGAAATACAAATGATGGAACGTTACAACTTAACTGCAATGCAAATAGTCATGGTGTAAAAATCAAATCCCCTGCTCATAGTGCTGGTCAATCTTATACTTTAATTTTGCCAGATAACCAAATTGCTGCTGATAAGGTTTTAAAAGTAAAAAGTATAACTGGAAGTGGTGCAACAGCAGTTGGACAACTAGAATATGCAGATGCTGGTGGTGGTGGTGGTACTGGTGGAGGCGGTGAGCAAATTTTCTTTGAGTCTGAAAACGAAATGAATACAAGTTATACAATTTCATCAAATCATAACGCTTTAGTTGCAGGGCCATTAACTATTGCATCTGGTGCTACACTTACAATAAATAGTCCTTCTGTTGTAACGATTCCATAATGGCTTTAGTACTTAACGGATCTTCAAATACGATTACTGGTTTAGCAGTAGGCGGTTTGCCTGACGGAATAGTAGATGCAGATATGCTTGCAGCAAACGCTGTAACTGCTGGAAAATTAGCAAGTGGTGTTGGTGGTAAAATTCTTCAAGTACAATCTGGTATAGAAACTAGCCAAGTTCAATACTCTGCCGATGCAGTAAGTGATGGACCAGAAGTAAGTATTACACCATCTAGTACAAGTAATAAAATACTTATAAGCGGTTGCATCACTATTGGAGAAGGTTCCGGAGGTGATACTCATTTATTTCTTTATAAAGGGGGTAGTATTCTTACAGGTGCCATAGGTGTAGTTTCTTCAGCCAACGCTACAAGGTCCACAGCTGGACTTTCTACTGGTAGGGGAGCTTATGATACTCAAACTTCACCAATTTTTTATATAGATTCACCTAATACAACAAGTGCTGTTACCTATAAAATTGTTGCAATGTGTACAAATGGTCCTATGGCTTTAAACCGCCAACAAAATGGTAATGAAAATCTAGATAATGATAACAGTCATATAAGTTTTATTACAGCAATGGAGATAGCAGCATGAATTACGAAGAATATGAGGTCAGTAGAGGTCCAAAGGTTTATGAACTTGCTCATGCTTTAGCAGAATATTGGCCAAATAAAAAATGGAAAATTTTTAAAAATGAAATTACTTGGCTTGATTCTTCTACATCACCTACTAAAGAAGAAGTACAAGCTAAAGTAGACGAAATGAACGCTGCTGAACCTTTGAGACATTTAAGAGCGCAACGAAATTTAAAACTTAAAGAAACAGATTGGTGGGCTGTATCAGATAGAACCATGACAGATGCGGAGAAAACATACCGACAAGCTTTAAGGGATTTACCAGCCAACACGTCTGACCCTTCAAATCCAACATTTCCGACAAAACCAAGTTAATTATGACAGCAAAGATTAAATTAAACGCAGCATCAGGTGGTGGGTCTTTCAGCTTACAAGCACCTTCATCTTCCGCTAATACAAGAGTAATGACGTTACCTGATACAGCAGATGGAACGATATTAACTACAACAAATCCAAGAACAGGTAATAGTTTACAAGTCGTGCAAACAGTTAAAACTGACGCATTTACTACGACCAGTTCTTCTTTAGTAGATGTTACTGGAATGAGTGCAACAATTACCCCTACATCTACTTCTAGTAAAATTTTAGTTGAAGTTCATATTGGTATATCAGGAGGTGCTCAGTATTCTTACGCACATTATGTTTTATTAAGAGGTTCAACACAAATAGGAATAGGAACAGGTGCAACAGGAAGTAATCAAACAAACATAAGTTTTGCTACAAACTGGAATACTCCTAACGAATATATAGGTCACGCTGCTAGTTTTCAATTTTTAGATTCACCAAGCACCACTTCTGCAACTACTTATAAACTTCAAGTAAAATCTGGCTATGCTAGTAAAGCACTTTATGTTAATAGAGTTAACGCATCTTATGATGAAACATATAATGCTAAAACTGCATCAACATTTACACTTACGGAGGTAGCAGGATAATGTCATTAGATCACGAAGCTATTTACAAAGCATATCCATCTATAACAACTATTGATGACTCTTTTGTTAATTATGGTTTAGATAAAGATGGAAACAAAATAAAATTTACTCAATCCAATGTTGATGCTGCAAGAGTTGAATTAGATAAGCTTAAATATAAATTTATAAGACAACCTTTATATCCATCTTTGGGAGATTTTGCAGATGCTATGTACTGGAATAGTAAGGGAGATTCAACTAAACTAGAGGCATATTATGCTGCCTGTGAAAAGGTAAAAACTGACAACCCAAAACCTAGTTAATTATGTCAGAGATTAAGGTCAATTCAATCAAAGGGGTAGGAGCTAGTACTGCTGCTATAACGATTTCAAATACTGATGGAACGGCAACAGCTAATTTAACTAACAGACAAGGTAAAAATTTGGTTGTTAACGGAGCTTGTAATATCGCCCAACGCAGCACCTCATCTACAACATCTGGTTATTCAACTGTTGATAGATTTAAAACTGTTCATTCTGGTATAGATGAAGGACCTACTTATGCACAAGTTGACGTTTCAAGTGGAACTACACCTTACACTTTAGGTTTTAGAAAAGCACTAAGAATAACAAATGGCAACCAAACAAGCGGTGCGGGTGCTGCTGATTATATTTCTTATGCGTACAGAGTAGAAGCACAAGATATAGCTAATAGTGGCTGG